CTTGTACGGCAGGATCAATCTTATTAGTTATTGTTTGCCATACAAAATATACAAAGTATCCAAGCCCTACTACCATTACTACAGGAAATCCAAACTCAGAAACTATTTTCACAATATCCATTAATCCCGCCTTGCATCTATTTTGCCGTCCTCAACAAAATTTTCTGCCCGCGCTATACGATCTAAATCAGGTGATAAACCTAACGCACTAGAAACGCTTGTATCTATACGAATCATATCGTTATTCATAGTAGAAGCTCTAGTTATAAGCATTTTTGATATAGCTTGTACCGTTTGTATTTCACCAACCAAACCATCCATAAGTTGCTTCATTACTAAAAATATAAAATAAGCCATGACCAAACCACCGGCAACAGGTAGACCTAATTCTGCAATTAGATCAAACGCTTGCATTTAATCTTCGCCTTTAAACTTTTTGCTTTGTCCGTTAGTTCCTGCGTAAATTCCAAAAACTGCCGCCATAGCACCAGTTACAACCGAGACTAAACCTGCTTGCTCTAAGTTAGGTTCTGGTATCGTCATAAACCAAGTAACTACTTTGTAGAGTAATACAATATAAACAGTAACAAATGCTCTGGGAAAAATTCGCCACGCATCAACGGTTTTAGCTAAATGAATCCATTTGTAAAAAGGATTAACTCCTATATTGTTAGGTGTTACTTCCACTTCTAATTCTATTTTCTTTTTTATATTTTGTTCGCTCATATAAATTTACTCAAAATAATACTACCAACAATAAAAGGATATACACCCCAAATTATTGCTTCGAGTCGTTTAAACCTTTGCGCACCTTCGTCAAGTCTTTTTTCTATATACTCATAACGAACAACACATTCTTTTTCATGAGCCTCTATTCTAATCAAGGCTGCTTCTTTAAATGTTAACCTTTCCATATTAATCTTCTCTTCCTTCAAATAATAAAGCTTCAGCTTGTCGCCTACGAGTTAAACCTTCTAATACTTTACCGCCTGCTTTGTTCCAACGTTTTATTTGTTCTGGAACACTTTTATATTCACCTGCATTTAATACTTTTAGTAATGTTGATGATTTAAGATTAGACGGCCCTAGATTATAAACCCAAGAAACTAAAGCATCGAATTGATTTTGCAACAAAGATACTTCTACCATATCGTTTATATAGCTTTCATATTCTATTAACTCTTCATGTAGCCATTCTTCAGCTTGTTCTTTAGTGCAAGTGTCACCTTCCTTGACTCCTTTAATTCTTCCATAAGCAATCGTTAAAACGTTTGCACTACAACGATATGCAGTTAATTCACATCCTTCAAATTCTTTAATTAAATCAATACCTTCTTTTGATATATTCATATTAATTTTTATCTCTTATTGTTCTTAATAGATCAGGATTAATTTTTGTTATTTCATTTACTAATCCTATTTTAAATTTTATTTTTTGTATTTCTTTATCATATTTTTCTGCTCGTATTAATTTATCTTCTCTTGAATAAGATTGATTTTGTAACATTTTTTTTCTTTCTGCTGTTATAAGATTAACTTCTTTTAAAAGCATTAATCTCGTATATCCTGCTTGTTTTTCATCAATAGCAAAAGTGTTTAAACCTACAAACTTTATAGCTGCTTGCGTAGTAGTTAATCTATTTTTATCGTTTATTTCTCCAGCTTCATTAATAGCAGAAATCATTCTATTAGTAGCGCCATATTCAGTATGTAAAAATGAAGGCAACATAAATTGATTTGTCATATATTGCATAAAATCAATTAGTTGACCATCTTTTTTAAATATACCCGGAATTGATATATTAAAATCAGATCCNGTATCNGTTATAAAAGGTTCACCTTCTTTCCAAATTGGTCTTTTACTAAAAGGATCTATGTTAAGAGGAAGACCAGCTAAAGACCAACCCGGCCCTCCAAACAAACCTAACGTCTGTAATATATCATTTGCTTTAAATTCTTCTAACTGAGCTGTACCCTTTATTGTGTTGTATCCTTTTTCTCCTGACTCAAGTAATTGATTTATAAAGCCCCACGGCATTATGTACCCAAAATCAAGAAACTGTAATCTGCCTGCATCATCCCTTATAGGAAGTGGAAAAGTAGTTCCAGCGTTAGTGTATTGAGGTAATAAAGCTAACAACTTTTCATATTCATCATCATCAATATCAAACATATGCATAAATATTTGTGGCAATGCATACCCCATTGCTACATATGGAGCAAATCTAAATGGATTATTTAACGCAACATCTATTAATTTAGGTATTACTTTATACATAAATGTTAAGAAAGGAATACCAATTGGACTTGTTCTTAATCCTCTAACTAAAGGAGGTACTAATGAATAATCAAACAATGCATCATTAGCTATTAAATATGCTTCATCAGCATTTTTATTTTGATTCTCCATCATTTCTATAGCCATAGCAGTTTTACCCATAACTTCTATGCCTTGATATACAGAAGAAGCTGCACTTGCAAATCTTCGCCAACCTTTTAAATGCATCCAAGAAAGAATACCTAATTCATTTATTGATCTTTCAGTTGTAAATTCTTTAAAATCTTCTGCCCATCTAAATAACTCTGCTTCTGTAAATGAAGTATCAGCAACACCTCTATCTAATAAAGCTTTATAATGTTTAGAATTAGCCATATCACCTTTTTTGTAAGCTATCATTTCATTAGTTGCTTTGTACATATTAGACATTATTCTGCGTATAGGCATACCAGAAAGATTCATTAATATTGCATTTGACATCATGTTTCTTAACTGTTGGAGGATTTAATGGGACTTTTATTAACTTCCATGTAGATGTTAATTTTCTAGCTAATTTTCCACCCTTAACATAATTATTATCACCCCAAGCTGAATAACTTATAGATGAAATTATATCTTCATATATACCTGTTCTAACTGCTTTACCAGCCATAAGACCATATAATTTATTATTCGGTACTCGTTTAAACCCATCAGGAGCTGAAAATCTTGATTCTTTATGCTCTTGATCAAATATTGTATTAACATCAAGATCATATTCTTTTGCATATATAGCTGCACCTTTGTCAGCCGCAATTTGCATGTCATCTGCTTCTTTAAGCATTTTTGCTTTTCTTTCTGGATCTCTGTTTAAATATTTTGCTATTTCTCTATATTGCTTTGCTTGACTACCAAGCCAAAAGAAACTAATTTTTTTGCCGTCATATTCAACATCAGCTAAATCACCATCAAGTACCCATTGTCTATTACCTGCAATAGAGTTATAGAACTCTAGCATTGCTAAATCTCTCATTGGTCTTTGTATTGCCCTAGAAACTAAAAACTCAGGAGCTAATTCATCTATTACTGTTAGAGAATCTGCTGCATCTTCTTTTCTTTTCTTTGCATAACTTCTAGCATCACCAGCAGGATTCTTTAAAACATGTTCTATATATAATCTAGGCAAATAAGATCTTTTATTCATTTCAAAAGAATCAGCAGGAATAATATTAGCTTCTAGTAACTGTTGTCCTAATTTTTCAATAATATCTTTAGAGTCTAAAGCAGCTTTAGCCATTTTAGGATCTATTAATTTTAATTGTTTGTATAACTCAAGCTCACCATCTTTTGGTGAAGTGCTAAGATATTTAAATAATAATTCTCTAACTTGTTTATGATCTTTCTTTTTTAAAGGATTATTTTTATCTAAATAAGGAGCTACATCCTTCCTAAGTTTTAAAGCAATTCTTTCGGAAGCACTAAATATGCCCATTGCTTTACCTCTTTTTAAGAGATATTCCCTTTTTTGTGGCACTCCATACAAAGGATTGAAAATCTTACTGTCAGTAAAGAAATTAGCAACTCTTTCTCTAATATTAGAAGATAAATCATGCCTTTCTTTTTTAGCTTCATTAATAACAGCCATTCTTCTAGCTTTACCTACACTATTTAATGCTGGTGCATCTTTACTTTCAAGTCTCATTTCTTCTGTAATAGGAATAAATCTTAAAGCATTAGTTACATTAGAAGTTATTCTGTCTGTAAGTGTATCCAGATCTTCAGAAGCTTGCATAACTTGTGCTTCTCTTATGTTTGCTGTTATTGTAGGCTGATCTAAAATTTCATTTTCATTGATTATTTTACCTTGACCAGTTTGACCTTCTGTATAAAGATATTTTTTTTCTTTAGCAAAAGTTTTTCTTTTTTGAGCAGGTACAGATGCTTTCATTTCATCAATAAATAATTTTGGAATTATTTCATTATATGTTTTTCTAAACTCTGCCCCACCAACAGGTATATCTTTTCTACCTGTTACATCAATACCATCAATTATTGTTCGTCCTTTTAACATAAGTGCATTTCGTTCGATAAATGCAGGTAAATTTTCTATTTCATAAACACCACCTGTATCTGATTCACCCACCTGTCGAACACCTTCCATACCTGTTGGACTTTTTGCCATAGTATTATCAACAGTTAATAATATTTCAGCTATCTCTTTACCTAAAAATTTTTCAAATGTCATTTTAGAATCAAAATTAAAACTTTCATTATTTTGAAATTCACGAGTAAGATCATAATTATTAATATCTAAATCTGTTTCATTAAGAAATAATATAGAGTCATTTTCTTGATAAGCTTTTGGATTTGTTTTACTAGGAATTGTATAAGAAAATCTTACAGCTTCTTTATTAGGTTCTTTAGAATCTAAATTTTCTAAAATTACACGATCAAAAGTAATTCCTTTTATAGAATT